GCCGACGAACGACATTGTAAACTGGGTCTCCCAGAGGTTTCACGCTAGTGTTGCAGCGTGCTCTGGCCCAGTTGAAGTTGTTCGCCCGGCAGCCCTGGCCTCACATACCACTTTCGAGGGTAGTGAAGGTCCAGCGCCACCTGACGCCCGGGTTGGTACGAGTAATTCTCGCACGCCTGGGATTTTGGGTGGTAGACAAAGTGTTGGGGGAAAGCTTAATGCGAAATCGGTACTCGACCGCCGGGATCATTTGATCCGCGCTTGGGACGCCGTAGTCGCCGCAATAGTTGGCCTTCCCCTAACACACGGAAGTGTTTCTCCTCGAGTGCTTGTATGGCACAAGCACGTTCGTCGAATACTTTCAAAGATTGCGAAAACTCAAGGAGTCGAAGCGGCCGTGGCCGAGTTGAAGAAATTCGCGGGAGATTCCCGCCAATCTTGGATTTCATCAACTCGCCCGGTCCACTTCTTTTGGAAGTCGTGCCCGGAACCAATCCGGAGCAAGCCGTCCTCTTGGGCGCAGGCCTCATTCGTGGGCCGCGCTCTGCCAACTGGTTCCCCGTCTCATGTCTTGAAGTCTCTAAATCAGCACTATGCTGATTTGACTTCCAAATTTGAGACTGACGCGGAACTGTTAGCATCGCTCACCCTTTGGGCAAAAGGGTGGGCCGAGAGGTACTTGCCCCGCCATCCCAACTTTGCGCACAGTGCTGGGGTACCATCAGGTACTTCTGCCACTTATGCCCATTCGCGCAAGGATGGCGGGTTGACTTCTGCAATCGGTGAAATTTTGGCTTCCGCCCCGCCCCTTGACCTCGAGTGCCACGAGCTAGTCCCAGTATCCAACTGGGAAAAGCTCTTAGCCGAGATCAGGCTCGTCGGGGCGTCGTCTCGTTCCGTAGCAAATAAGCGCGCGGCGGGCGAGTTGCCTAAGGGGAGGGTCGTTGCCCTACCAGAACGCGGACATAAAGTCCGAATCGTTACCGCCATGGAGGCGGACGTTCTGGCCCTTTCGCATCTCGCTCGCCGCCGGATTGCGCTTGGCCTTCGAAAATGGCCGTTGCTACGCGAGGCGATTTCCGGGAAGCCGGAAGAAGTTGGGAATGCTCTTTGCGGCTCGACTGGTGTCGTAGTCTCGTCGGATTTGCGCGCAGCCTCCGATCTTATTCCACTTGATGTGGCTTCTGCTCTGGTAGATGGCTTAATGTTGAGTGGCCGGTTTCTACCGGCAGAGATCGAGGGCTTGCGCTTATCCGTTTGTCCGCAATCCCTGACATGGCCAGACGGAAGGTCTGCGGTGACCAGCCGGGGTATCCTTATGGGATTACCTACGACTTGGTCACTGTTGAACCTTTACCATGGCTGGTGTTGGGATGCGGCCGTCGAGACCGACCCCTTGCCGAAGGGGCCTTATTCCCACGTGACCCGGTCGGCCGCTCGTATATGCGGCGACGACTTGATTGGGGTCACGTCTTCCCTTGGGCGGCTCCAATACGAGCGCCGGTTACGTAGTACCGGTGCTGAGCTGTCCGCAGGGAAGCATTTCGTTTCGAAGAACAGGGGCGTCTTCTTGGAAACTCTTTGGGAGTTCCGTGGCAGGCGGTGTCCTCAGGGTCAGCAGACCCCAATTTGGAGGACCCGCCGGAAAGGTTCGGGTAGGAGCCGAATTCGGTATCGCGTCGATTTCGAACTCTTACACACGTGGACTAGCGCTTTCTCCCCTTCGGCTATGCCCCTTAGGGGCTTGGTGACGTTGGGGGGCTCACATTTGGATGCATCTGCTCCAGAATGGTGGGCCGCCGGTACGGTCGAGTCAATGTATCTCGACCGGTACCCGCAAAAGACAGTCCACGCAGTTGCTCGCACGTTGCGACCTGGCTTGCCAGCCCGGTTCGCAGCCTCGGCAATTCCACCTTTCCTTCCACGCGCGCTTGGTGGGGCAGGGCTTTGCCCGCCAACCAAGCTAACGCGCGTGGACGCACCACGTGCTCACAGAAAGGCCCTCGCTTCGATGCTGTACGCCTCAGGAGAGAGCGTGCCACCATCGCAATTTGAGCGAGCATGGAATGATGTTCGACCGTCTTCGTGGCGCGAATTCGCGCGCGAGGACGTCGATGAATGGGTGAAGAAGGCTGTCGTGTACCCTACTTGGGACCGGGAAAAGATCCCGGCCCGGTACATCGACTACCAGCCGATCGGCGACCCTGAAGAGGTACGTGAGTCATTGATTCAGTCAATGTCTCTGTCGTACCTACTTCAGCTTGGTCCTGATCCGACGGCCCCTTCATACCCATCCTTTTCACAATTGGTGAAAAGAGTCCATTCCGCGCGGGACACCTTGATGGCCGTATGGCCGTCGGCGTCCCCCGTAGAAAAGCCTGTCTGTGAGCTTGTAGCCCGCTGGAAAGAGCTCCGCGATCCCGAATGCTTGTGGGTCCCGGAGTTCGTTCCAGAGAGTGTCTTTGATGAAGACAACCCTATACGCGTTAAGTATAATTCGTACTTAACGGAGAGGAAGAACACTTCTGTTTTGTCAACCTGGCGGCGGTTTGCTACCGCTGCCGTGTCCAGGGTGGACGACGAGATTAGCCCTTTGATACTAACCTCGGCGTCTGTCCCAGGACTACTTACCTCCCG